AGGTGGCAAGAAGAAAAGAAAGAAAGCTGCTGATGGTGGACTTATGGACATGACTAAAATGATGGATGTCTAATGGCCAAAAAAGGTTTACGAGCATGGGTCAAGGAGAACTGGGTAGATATTGCAAACAAAAAATCGGATGGCTCATACCCGAAGTGTGGAAGAAGTGGTGGAGAAAAAAGAAAAAATTATCCAAAATGCGTGCCCATTGCAAAAGCAAGAGCGATGAGCAAAGGTCAGCGTGCGGGTGCCGTAAAAAGAAAACAAGCGAAAGCGAATACAGGCCCTACACCTAGTAGAGCTGCAACTTTTGCACCAAAAAGAAAAAAAGCAGCTATGGGTGGAATAATAGATATGACAAGGATGAGTTATGATATCTAGAGCACAAATGCCAAGAGAATTATATAACAAAGGCACTATGCCTGCGAGAAATAAAAAAAACTTTAGACCTACAAAGTCTGGAGCTGGTATGACACGAGCCGGTGTCAAAGCCTACAGAAGATTAAATCCCGGTTCAAAATTAAAAACATCCGTGACAGGAAAAGTGAAGCCTGGATCAAAAGCTGCAAAACGTAGAAAATCGTACTGCGCACGTTCACTAGGTCAGCTCAAAAGAGCATCAGCTAAAACACGTAATGATCCTAACTCACGAATCCGTCAGGCAAGAAGAAGATGGAAGTGTTAATATGAAAAAACTACACAAAGTGGCGAAAGCTTTAAGTAAAGCATCTAAGTTACATAAGAAACAGTCTAATACTATTAAGAAACATATTAAGGAGATGAAACGTGGCGGATCCAAAAACAGGAACAGGTAAAAAACCAAAAGGCTCTGGTAGAAGACTCTACACAGATGAGAATCCTAAAGATACTGTCGGTATAAAATTTGCTACACCTTCAGATGCGAGAGCAACTGTTGCAAAGGTAAAACGTATCAGCAAACCTTTTGCTAGAAAAATTCAAATATTAACTGTGGGCGAACAGCGAGCCAAAGTTATGGGTAAATCCAAAGTCGCTGCTATATTTAAAAAAGGGAAAGAATCTATTAGAAAGGGTAGAAAAAATGGATGATCTAACAATGATAACTAAACTGCAAAAACAGTTAAAAGAATCCTATCAACAAATCGGTGATGCCATGATTGCCGGCACCATTGACAATATGGAGAAATACAAATATATGATGGGACAGGCACATGCCTATTTAAAAATATCACAGGATATCTCTAACCTGCTAAACAAGAAGGAGCAAACAGATGCAAAAGGAACAGTCATCAAACTCAACACCAAAGACTAAGTCTGCGTTGTTAGATAAATACGAGAAGCAAAACGAAGAAGCACATAAAAAAGAAGTAGACGGATATGAACGTCTAAAGAAAAAAGAATCAGATAAATTACCAAAACCAACTGGGTGGAGGATGTTAGTCCTTCCATTCAAAATGCCTGAGAGAACTAAGGGCGGTTTATATTTAGGACAAGAAACTTTAGAGAGACAACAAGTTGCTTCAACTTGTGGTCTTGTTTTAGCACAAGGTCCACATTGTTATGATAAGGAAAAATTTCCTGAAGGACCATGGTGCAAAAAAGGAGATTGGGTTATCTTTGCGAGATACGCAGGTAGCCGAATACAAATCGATGGCGGAGAAGTTAGATTGCTAAATGATGATGAAGTTTTAGCAACCATCGAAAAACCCGAAGACATACTTCATCAATACTAAACATAGAAGGAGAATACTATGCCAGACACTGAAGAAGTGAAAAAAACAGTTGACCTAGATACTTCAGGTCCTGCAATGGATGTAGACATTCCAGAAACAAAGGATGAAACTGAAATTGTAGAAAAGGAAACTGTCAAAGAAGAACCAAGTGTTAGACCGGTGGAAGATGAAAAAGTTCCAGAGGATAAAACATTTGAGAATGAAAGAGAGACTAAGTTAGATCAGAAAGACGATACAGAATTGAAAGACTACTCTGAAAGTGTACAGAGAAGAATTGCAAAGTTAACTAAAAAATGGAGAGAAGCAGAACGTCAAAAAGACGAAGCTGTTACTTATGCTCAAACCATCTTAAAAAAACAAAAAGATGCAGAAAGCAAACTTTCTAAATTACAACCTGACTTTGTAGCTGTAACTGAAGAAAGTATTAATTCAGGCGTAGCCGCAGCACAAGCTAAACTAGCAGCAGCGAGAGAAGCAAATGATCTCAAAGCTGAATCAGAAGCTTTGGCCGCTATATCTGAATTTGGATATAAAAGAGCTAAGCTTGAGGAAACAAAAGTTGCCCAGGCTGAGTTTGAAAAACAACAATCGGAGAAAAAACCTCAGGTTAATTTACCTAGACAAACAGCCGCTGCAGGTACACCTGATCCTAAAGCTGAAGCATGGAGTGAGAAAAACACATGGTTTGGTAAGGATACAGCTATGACTTACACAGCTTTTGATCTACATCAAAAAATTACTGATGAAGGTTTTGATCCATCAAGTGACGAATATTATGCTGAAATAGATAAGAGAATAAGACTTGAATTTCCGCATAAGTTTGCTAATAATAGCGATACGGCTGAAAAAACGACCAAGCCAGTACAGACAGTAGCTTCAGCGAAGCGAAGTACAAGATCAGGTCGCCAAACTGTGAGACTCACACCATCACAGGTAGCAATCGCTAAAAAATTAGGTGTGCCACTTGAAGAATATGCGAAACAATTAAAAATCACGAAGGAGGCGTAAGCATATGAGCGAAGATAATAAAAGAGCATCCCGTGCGAGTCAGACTAGAGAAAAAGTTTCTCAAAAGAAAAAAGTTTGGACTCCCCCGTCATCATTAGATGCACCCCCTGCGCCAACAGGTTTTAGACATAGATGGCTAAGAGCAGAATCTTTAGGATTCCAGGATACAAAAAATATCCAAGGAAGAATAAGATCAGGATACGAGTTAGTGAGAGCTGATGAATATCCAGATTCTGAATATCCAATTGTCGAGGATGGCAAATACAAGGGGATGATCGGTGTAGGCGGCCTAGTGCTGGCTAGGGTACCGGAAGAGATTGCGCAGCAACGAACAGAATACTATGCAAAACAACATAGTGATAAAGTTGAGGCAATGGATAACGATCTTATGAAGGAACAGCACCCAAGCATGCCAATCGATATCGATAGGCAATCGCGTGTGACTTTTGGTGGCTCAAAGAAATCCTAATTAAGAATTCTTTAACCACTAAGTTAAACTAAAAATGTTCATAAGGAGGACATAACATGGCAAACCAAGACGCAGCGTTCGGTCTAAGACCGATCGGAAAAGTTGGTCAAAATGATGCCAATCAAGGTTTAACTGAGTACGATGTATCTGCTAGTTCAGCAGCTATATATTTCCAAGACCCTGTGAGAGCAGCGTCTCAAGGAACTATAAGAGTTGCAGCAGCTGGTGAAACATTGATCGGTTCTTTGAACGGAATATTTTTTACCGACGCAAACACAAGTAAGCCTACGTTTGCAAACAATCTGAAAGCTTCTAACACAGCTACAGATATTGTTGCTTTCGTAGCAGATGACCCGTATGAAAGATTCGAGATTCAATCGAACAACACACTTGCTTCAGCGCAAACTGATGTGTTCATGAATTACGACATCGAGTACACTGCAGGTGATTCAGCTAACTACGTTTCAAAAGTAGAGCTAAATGACTCAACTGTAAGTACTACTTCAGGTCAACTAAAAGTAATGGGAGTATCGACTAACATTGACAATAACGATTTAACAACTTCAAACGTTAACTTCGTTGTTACAATTAACGAGCACTTCTACAAAGCGGCAGTAGCCGGAATCTAATAAGGAGATAACAACATGGCAATATCACGAGGACAATTAGTCAAGGAACTCGAGCCGGGTTTGAATGCCTTATTCGGTTTAGAGTATAAACGTTATGAGAATCAGCATGCTGAGATATATGTAACAGAAACTTCAGACAGAGCGTTTGAAGAAGAAGTTATGTTATCAGGTTTTGCAAATGCAGCAGTTAAACCAGAAGGATCTGCAGTAACTTTTGACACAGCTCAAGAGACTTACACAGCTAGATACACTATGGAAACAGTTGCGCTTGCATTCGCGATCACTGAAGAAGCGATCGAGGATAACTTGTATGACAGACTTGCTTCTAGATATACAAAAGCATTAGCTAGATCTATGGCGAACACAAAACAAGTTAAAGCAGTTGATCCATTGATCAATGGTTTCTCTGGAGGTAGCTTTACTTCTGGAGACGGTAGTAACTTATTCGTTACAAACCACCCAACGATCGCTGGAACAGTGTCTAACACTTTAACAACTCAAGCAGACTTAAACGAAACTTCATTAGAAGACTCGCTAATTCAAATTGCAGCGATGACTGATGAGAGAGGTTTAAAAATTGCAGCAAGAGGAGTGAAAATGATCGTTCCTTCTGAGCTACAATTTACTGCAGAGAGATTGATGAAGTCTCAAGGTAGAACTTCAACAGCTGACAACGATATCAACGCAATCGTTTCTATGGGAATGGTTCCTCAAGGTTACAGAGTGAACAATTTCTTAACTGACACTGATGCGTTCTTCTTAATTACTGACGTACCAAATGGTATGAAGTATTTCGAAAGATCGCCTATCAGAACAGCAATGGAAGGTGATTTCGATACTGGTAACGTAAGATACAAAGCTAGAGAAAGATACAGATTTGGTGTATCTGACTACAGAGGTATCTTCGGAGTATCTGGAGCGTAATCGTAAAA